TATTCTGTAAAATCTGGATAAATCCAGTATTTTTTACCCACCAGATCCAGATCAACCAATTGATTATATGCGAACATATCCAAAGTTTTTTCATCATTACAAGACAGATGATTAATAATACCACCCCAATTATATACATAATCTGAACAAGATTCATCATATTCACAAAGCTTGTTATGAATCTTATTATGAAAATGAGTATCTTCTCCGAAATTTTTGAAAAGTGTGTAACCACCAACATCATGCCAAGCTTTTCGTAAATATGATGATGCGTTCATTCCACAGCCCCCCGTTTTAAATTCATCCCAAGTCGTTCCATATCCAGCAGAATTCATATACAAATTGATGTCGGGATTATCTTGGAATTTTTTCACATGATTCGCAATACGATTAGGCATCACAACGTCATCATCATCCTGTGGAAAGATTAGATCATAATTACCGAAACATGCTCCGATGTTTCTCTTGACATCCAATAGAACCTTTTTATTGATATTGATGCATGTCACTTCATCATAATCGCAACATAATTCAACATTCTTATCATCATTGATAATGACTAGGTGCTTGTCGTCATATGTTTGGCGAAGGAACCCAGCAAGCATCCTCCCAAGAAAAGGGATACGCCCATATGTAGGGCAAATAAAAAGAGTCTTCATAACAATTTAAAATCTTTTTCATAATCTATGTTAGAGAATCCAGCAATGAAATGATACTTTGATCAACCGCACCATAAGCAGAATACGATCCATCTTCAAAGATATAGATTTGAGCGTTCACCACTTTACCAGCATTACGATGGGTTCGATCATACTTTACTAGCCAAGGATCTTCCTTCAGCATCTTCGCAATGCGTTTCGCAGATTCAGCCCTGAGAACTTGCCATTCGTTTTGATATTTTGTATCTTCCATACACCATTATTTAATATATTATTCTAAATAGTCAAGCATCTCCATTTCACGTTTGGAATAAAATTCTGGAATAGCCATCGGCATCTTATCCTTCATAACCTCTTCCCGTGGCTTCTTGATATATGCCACTTTTCTCTTCTTCACTTTTGGAATGATTTGCTCATAGAATCGGAACCGATCCTCTTTCGTTTTGAAGACATTGCCATATGTATTGACAGTATCATTGACATATTCAGTGAAATCCTTGTCATAGAATGTCAGATAACGAGAAACCATATATGGAGAAAATTCCTCAAGGATCTCGTTATCGAGTTCCTTTCTCCTCACGGGAGATAAAAAATAATCAATCGCTTTAAACATACTCTACAATTCTCAAGAATCTCATAACATTAAACTACTATACGTCACATGATGGTTTTCTATATCACTAAAACTTGCAAGTTGCCAACTGAGTTGTTTTTCAACCCCCCTAATTAGGTATGAATCATATCTTGAATGTAACGAAGCATAAAAAACATCTACTGGAATTTTTAAGAGTGGCATGACATTTAATAGCATATCATACATTGATGAATGTATTGCGTATGCATGAGTAGCATAAGAATACCTCAATTTGAATACATTATCCATCACATGATCCAATCCTCGTATATGATTCCCCCCAAAATATAAAAATTTCCAATCTCTTGGGACTTTATGATATGATGATAGCACAATATCTGTAAAATTCTCATCTAATACAACATCATCTTCAAATATTAAGACATTCTCCGCTCCTGAGTTTTTAGCCATCTCTATACATTTTCTATGAGATAAGGTGCATCCATAAGCACCACCTTTAAGTTCTTCTGGTATATCCGTCAATGTTGCTCCATCAATAGCACTTACTCTCTCAAATGAGATATTTTGAGATTTCATTTGCTCCGTTACGTGCATCAATCTGTCCTCTCTTCTATCCAAATTTATAACAAAAACTTTATCAAATAATTTATTCAATGACATTATAATTATCCTTCTAGTTTTGATTTCTTTTTCACAAACAGAGCATCACCCCACCCCGCTCCAGTATTTACCTCTTCAACCTTGATGAATCCTTTTTCAGATAGAAATTCCTCAATTTCTCCAATCGATGCACATCCTTTATACATCTCTCGATAATTGACTTCCGCGAACACAGCTTCAATGTGACTCCAATCTGTCAAACCTTTCATGGCTTTGAGTTCTGCCCCTTGAATATCTAGATTCAAAATGTTGAAATACTTTATATTGTGTTTAATTTGATTTTCTAGATATGCTGGCTCAAGATTCTCGACCCCGACTTGGAAAATGTCATCCAATGTTCTGGTTTCCATCTCAACACTCTCAATATTCACAATATCAGGATAAATTGATGCATGATCCCCTAACTCCAAAATAGATGAACTTTCTCCATTATTTGTGATGTTAAATTTAACTATTTCCTTTTTATCTGAAACAGCAGCGTGGATAATATATGGAGATATTGATTTGTCTAATCTCACCAGATCAACCAATGCCTTATTAGCTTCAATAAAGCATATCCAATAACATCCAGCATTGCGATAAATTTCATATTCTTCAGCCTTATGCATCCCGACATGGATTACCCCACGGGGAATAATTCCATATTTTCCTATTATATTAAAGTCTATTAACATTTTTTATTAACATTTTTTATTTAATTTGATTGTTTTCATTATTCAGTTTATCACAATAATCCACAAAGTCAACATCTGACATTTGTTTCACTTTATCGAAAAGTAATACATTCTCAGCATAGAACGGATTTTCCTCTGATGAGTCCTTTCCAATACTATGTTCAATGTGATATATTAAATTATCGATTCTACCAACTTTAAAACCTAGTCTGTTATATCTATAATGTTTCTCCTCATCTTCAGGGCCATAGGATATGAAATTTTCATTTTCATATCCTATTTTTTTATAAGCATTCATTGATGCGAAATTGCAATGCCCATACATTGATAAATGTTTATCATATCTGAAACATTCTAAATCTTTTGAATCTAAAATTGTAACATTATCATATGGTAGATAAATCTTTTTTTGGAACACCCCAAACCCATAAGGATAAACAGCATCACAAAAACCTTCTTCAATCAATTCAACTGATTTTTGATAAGTATCAACTGGTAAAATTACATCAATATCATAACAGCATACAATAGGTGTATTAACTTCCCTAGCCATCATATTTAAATATTTGGTTTTATGGAAAGGATTATTTTCACCCAATTCGACATGTTTATAATGTAGTCCAGACATGTCCAAAATATTTTCTATTTTTTTAGACCCTGCCTCCAATATAGATATTCGACAATCAAAGTTATGTCTCAAATAGTCAATAACTATTTTACAATTTCTAGCTCGGTCATCTGACTCTATTTTAACTGGAATAATAAAAGTGCAATTTTTCAAATCGTATTTCATAACATTGTCCAATTTTTAGGTAACATATCCATAATCAATTCTTCGTATGTTTTTTTAGTAATTCTAGGAATATATCCACGTTTAAACCATTTTTTAGGACATATCACATTATCAGATGATGATAAATATGCGCCCCACCAACTAAAAGTGCTATTTGATATTATATGATTTTTACATGATGCCATTAAAGATAATATTTTATATGGGTCAGTTTCTTCTAAAATTTTAATGTTTCTATATCCTTTAAAATTTTCAAAACACCAATCATTATCATTAGATATTATAATAAATTTTTTATCTCCCATAGATTGCATGGCATTATTATAATAATTCATATCCATTATTTCATACACATCTGGATATGAAAGATAATCACCTCTTCTTATATGCACAGAGCAATAATCGTCATCCAAATTGTAATTATCTGTTGTGAAATGATTTAGGATGTGTTCTTTATTGTGTTGGAAATGCTTGAAACTTTGAAAGTATCCATTGAAACAAACATTACCATCAAAATCATCAATTTCATTATAACTGTGATCATTTTCCTGTATCAACCTATAATCTAAATCATTATACGAACCATTTATTCTTTTTATTTTTTTGAAAATATTATCAAAATATGTAATGTTCGGTATATGTGAAGTATGCTCAAAGCAATTATTAAATATCATATAATCCTTATTCTTATCCTTAGAATAAGATAATCCAATAGATATCTGAAACATTGCATTACCTAATCCTCCAAAAATTTTCGACGTACATATTTCACTCATATAAAAACGCCCCAACATTTATATTATTTAGATGTTTTGTATCCATATCGTATTGCTCTCTCACCTTCAATCCATATTCATATAATGCTTTATTGTTATGAGTCCCCCCAAAATCAATATCAGTATCAAGTGCATGTGGGTTGTATTTCTGAACTCTCCATGACATTCCCTCATAGTGCTTGTAATACTTACCTTCCATATTAGCATCTCCGATTTTCAGACCAGCCTTCTCCAAATCTTCAAACATAGTAGAGCCAATATCATACACCCTGTTCAATGATTTACTCTTCAAGGTTCTCTCATGATCAAAGAATTTGATATCATGTTCATTCAACTGATCCAGATCAATGAAGCAGAAACAAGGGTCAATACGTGGATATAAACTCTTACCTCCACGATCTCCCTGTAATACTCCCATGAGCGCACAACCCGTCTCCTTGAACCTCTCAAACGCCTTCTTGTAGTCCTTGAGGAATATCACATCAGAATCCACCAGAAGGACATAGCGAGTCTTCACCTTTCTAAGTCCGAGATTGACAGCCTCTCCATGCGTTCCACCCCGATAATTGAAATAAGGGATCGCATTTTCCTGTAATACCAATTCGGTATCATTCGTGGAGGTATTCATCAGGACAAGCTTTGGAAGCTCTTCCGATGTTTGTTTGACACTCCGAAGAAGATTTAAGACTTCTCGTGGTGTATTATAACAGCAAGTAAGGATGGATAAATTATTCATACGAAAAGTAGTCCGATTCCAGCCCATTCTTTATTAGTTTGAAATTCTTCAAACTTTGTAGCTGGATATTCTTTCTTCAAATCCCTCCAAAATTCTCCGACATAACATCCATGTTGATGATGGAAATCTGAAATAGCAATATCATGGAAAGCAACGGGAGTTCCTTTTTTGAGATGTGGTAGAAGATTATAGAAATCAGCTTTCACGCCCTCATAGGAATGATCGCCGTCAATAAATGCAAAATCCCATTCATATTTGGAAAACAATTCAGTCTGCTTTGGGTGATGACTATCACCTCCAACATAAAGATAATCAAATGCTCGCATATCATTCGTACTAAATCTACATGGATTGTGGTTATCCATGGTGATCATGTTGTCAGCAAATTCACTCAAGAAATAACTGGAACCATCATCATATGCACCAATTTCTAGAATATTACCACGCTTATCCCACGTATTAACAGTGTTATTGATGAGCCATAGCCATTCTTCTTTGATCTGCTGGATCTTGAATTGGTTTTTTGCTGTCTCCCATGTGTTTTCTATAATATTTTCAGGCCAGAGCATAATTTTATTTTTCATCAAAAGTCATAAAACCCGAAAGATTTGGCGTTCCATTTGAGATCGCTTCTTCAATTCTACCAACTCTCTTTCCTTCGTTAAAGGCTTGATTTAATGCTGTGCAAATTTCTATGGGTAATTTTACATTATCACCCCAATTTGTAATTTCAAGTCCTTTCGACCCATCTAGAGATTGGAACAATATTCCTCTCGGAGTTATTTTATAAGGTGTATCACTTTCCATAATTTTATTTTTTAAAGGATTCAAAACATGTTTTATAATCTTTTGGGTTATCTGAAATTAGATATACATCATCATCGTGTAGAAAGGCACTAGCCCATCCCCGTTTAACGGTTTTATCAGAACCCAATTTACGAAACAAAACATTCACATGAGAAGATACATAATGCGGATCAATGGCGTATTCTTCAATGTTTTCTCTGTTCACCGCCGCTATAACTTGCCCATCTTTAATGTAGATTTCATAGCCATCAATATTATTGATCCCATCTTGGGAACTTTTATCAATCAATTTATTCAATTTCCAGAGTAATTTGATGTTATACCTATCAGGTGGAGGAATTTCCATTTCTTGGTAATGTTTTCTCAATATTTCAATCGCGTCTTCCATATATTACTTAAATTTGACAATAAATGTGTAATTTTGAAACAATTCATCATCCCCAAAATATGCTGATAATTCTTCTGATGACTTAATTTCCTCTAAATTGTCACCCGTTTTAATAAAATATGAAAATTTTGGATTATTATCTACCAGCTTTTTCCAGAAATTGAATCCTAAATCAGTCATTTTCATATCACTTTCAATAACTTTAAAAGTGGGTAATAGAAGATTTACGAAAAGATGATAGAACGTTCCCTTATATTTTGAGTCGTTCCACGATCTAACTGTCTTAATTCCATTAGGCGTTTTTTCAAAAACATACCCAGCGACTAATACATCATTTAAAATAAAACAATATAATTCATTATAATCAGAATCCTGACCTCTACGAATTTCATATCCTTGGATAATACCCACGGGTGAAGTGCTGTTCCGCAATTCTTCAATTGTAAGATTTTTCAATTTTTCAAAATCCCCATCACCAACAGGATTGGAACGTTGAGGCATCTCCGTCAACAAATTCCACATCCTTTCATTCTCTTCCGATTTACGTGCCATAATTTTTCTTGATTTCTTTCAGAGACTTTACCACACCTTCCTCATCTGTCAAGGGTGTCTGGAGCGGATAATGACCATGCTTCTTGTAGAACACCTGATCAGCGGCTCTCATCACATCGGAATGATCCGGTTTGGATGAAATGGTGGATTGTTGCAAGCTCCATGGCTCATCTCCAAGATATTCCCACGAATTTTCAATATCCGCGAAATACCAGAATGGAGGATGCATCCCCGCGTTGATGATTCCCAACGTGTGGTCCATATGTTCACAGGCATTGTAATATTCCTCATCCATCAATCCCACAGTCTCCAAACACTTGCGCGAGAAGTATGAGAAAGCTCCTACACAATGAGGATATAGGGGAACTTGAATATCTCCATACTTCACGATCATCCTTGGATTTGGATTGGAAAGACCATCAAAAGTCTTGTTCATAATTCCGTGTTGGGAGAAATTAAAATGCTGGATTCCTGTGGCTTTTGATGCTTCAATGTATTTTTGGAATACTTCGGGGTTTCTGATGTAGATATCATCTTCCATCAAGAAGATATGATCACACCCCTGCTCAAGAAGATGCTTCAATGCTCTATTTTTTGTTTTTCCCACTCCCAAATTTTTTTCATTGTTTAGGATATGCATATTTTGAGGGTATTTTGTTTCCCCCCCAAATTTTCGTTCGGGATTATCATTCACATATATAACACAATCAACAATATCCAATGGAACAGAATTCCAGCAATTGTGGAATGATCTACCTCTAAACCCCATCGGGATACCTAGTCCAATTTTTTCTTTCATATTTGCCAATCTTTAATAATTACATGAATCACATACGCTACGATGACAGCACATATCATCGGAAAAATTACACAATTAATAAATTCAAACATTTGTAGGAAATTTTATATATTCAGGTCGGATATTTTGAAAGGTAAAACATGCAATGTTATTTGGAATTGGATCAAAATTCATGTCAAAATATAGTATCAAATTTGAAAAATCGGTTATCTCCAACACTTCCAAATCTTTCGGGTCTAACTCTTTAGCTTTCGCTATCTGAACCCCTAATTGTCTAACAACGAAAGTAGAATTGGAAAACATCAAATAAATCCTATCGCCCCCATATTTAAATTCTGTCTGGGTATCTTTCGGTATCAATCCAACCTTTTTGATTCTTGGAAGATTATCCTCATGTGTTATATGAAAACACTTCATCCCTCTAATATCTTTCTCCCCAATTTTGAAGGGATATTTAGGTTCAATAAAAAATCCGATTTCCTTTGATTGTGGTATTTCTTCTTGCGTTGCTAAGAAATAGCCGTAAACATCAATCTTGGATTTCAGATCATTAATAAATTCTAGATTTCCAAATTCTTCTTTAGTGAAAAATGTGACACCAGCGGTTTTAGTATTTTCATTGTAAAAATTCTTACTAATATCATAGATATTTTTTCCGTAAGTTCTCACCAACATGGATAACAATTTATCAATCGGATAAGAGGTAATTAACCCCTCGGATAGAATATGTTGTCTATTATGTTGCTGTTCAATAATTCCGAAAGGATATTTTTTCAAAAAGTAATCTCTAAATGATTCCATCACAGCTTGAAATTATTGATTTGTTTCGTGAGATTCTTGAAATCATTATCCTTCTCAATCTGCATCCCCTGATCCTTCAACATTTGCTCAAGGATTTGGACATTCTCAGGATCTAGGATACTTTTCTCAGTTTCGATCAGTTCTCCCCGCTCATTTAAGAATTCTCCAATCCACGCAATACGGTCATCGACCGACGATCCGATAACCTCAACTATGGCCGGAGCGTCCTGAGCTATATAAAAGGGACTCGTTTCGAGATGTTCCGCATATTGATGATAAAGATCAGCGAAAATTTGATCGGACTTTTTGATGAAATCCAGATCAGTGTCTCGCATACCATCATCAACAATACGAATGGATGGATCGTGTCTCAGCCAGAAAATAATATCAATATGTTTCAGGGAATTTTTGACAATATCAACAATCGCAGCAGTTGTCCCATCGGAGATGATATCAGCTTCATTGCCCTGTAAGGTGTAAGCGAGGCAGTCCCAAGGAGATCTGTCATAGATGACATTCTCATCTTTACCATACTTATCCTGCTCTTTGAGCATCCAATCAAGAATCAATGCCTGTGTTTCATCAGATGTTTTGGATGAGTGTTCCAGACCATTAGAAACGATTAGATCACGATATGTGGTGGTCGGGGTCTTATACATTGGCCAACGACGGAGGAAGGCTTGTAATAGTGTTGATTTTCCGGTGCAAGATGTTCCACTCAAACTAATTTTCATATCATGAATTTAACATCAAATATCAAATTGTCAATACTAATTAAACCGAATCTAGTTACTTATGTCAAAAGTTCAAATAATTTAACATTTTGACTAAATAATATTATGACAGATGAAATACTAACAGGACTCAACAGCATTGCCAAAAACAACAAATATACAAAATGGTATATTTCAATTATCAATACATGCATGGAAGCGTCTCATGATGACGATACATATTGCGAAAAACATCATATCATCCCAAAATCATTTGAAGATTATGTATCTGTGGATATCCTAAAATCAAAAGACAATTTAGTAAGCTTACCAGCTAGGTGTCATTTTTTAGCGCACTTACTACTAACTAAAATGTTTTCTGATAAAACAATGAATCAGAAGATGAACTTCGCATTTCATCAAATGAAATTAAAAAATAAACATCAGAAACAGAGATATATAAATTCAAGATTTTATGAACTTATTAAAAAAGAAAAGAGAGAATATATAAGACTTTATATGGGTGAAAGTGTCGTTTATGTGGATAAAGACGATTCAACTCGATATGAAAAGATGATAAATCTGGGATATAACACAGTGATGACTGAGGAATATAAAAAAGGAAGAGTTGGAATGATGAAAGGAAAGAAACACTCAAAAGATACTTTAAAGAGAATGAGCGAGGTTCAAAAATCTATTCCAAAAACTTGGTTAGTGGGTAAGCCTGTATCAGAAGAAACCAAAGAAAAGATGAAAAATACTAAACGAAAAAGAAAGGAAGAAAATCCTGATTACTATAAAGAATCGGAAGAGAAACGGACAAAAAAAATGAGAGAAATGTATGCTAATGGAACCTTATCCGTCAAGGGTGAAAAAAATCCAATGTTTGGGTATCATTATACGCCAGAAAAAAGAAGGGAGAGGAGTTTATCAATTCAAAAAGGTTATAATAATGGTTTAACAATATCTGAAGTATGTGAAAAAATTATAATCCCCGCTTTGTTAGAGAACCCCATGACAATATCTGAAATTAAAAAATTGGCAAATTTGAAGTCAAAAAGACCGCATGAAATTAGACAAATTATAAAACAAGTTGATCCAAATTTTAATTTTGATTTGATTAAACCTACAATATATCCTCCAAAAACCTCTTCTCAAAGAGAAGCGAAGGCAGATGCCGAACAAAGAAGAAATAACAATGGATACAATTATGAGGAATTATATAAAATTTTTATAAGTCCCAACATAACACCTTCAACATCATTGAGAGAAATGAGGAAGAAATATAATTTGGACACCAGAGCATTAAAATCAATCATTACTAAATTTCATCCAAATGGGGAGCAATACTGGTCAGACTTAACATCAAAAGAAATGATTATTTCCCAAGAAATTAAGGACAGAAAGAAATACAACGGATTAACACAGAAAGAATTTTACGATGAATTCATACATCCACATATCAAAACAAAGGAAAATTCAGAAATTATTAAAATCTCACCAATCCCTATTACAAATAATACAATTAAAAGATTAATTGATAAATTTTTTCACAATCAATAATAGTATTATTTTGAAGATTGTTTAAACTTATTGACAATAAACTTACACAGTTCACTGCGAACAATGTCAGCTTCTTCAAATTTGAAAGAAATAATTCCGTTCTTTTTTGATTCATCATCCGCAAACAAATCAAATACTTTTTTAAATCCAGAGTCTTTGATGTCGCATTGATCCGAGTCGCCCGCGATTATGAGTTTTGCGTTCTCTCCCATTCGACTAAGCACCAATTTATAGGCTTCAAAATCCAAATTTTGTGCTTCATCCACGCAAACAAACATATCCTTCCACGACGCTCCACGAATGTAATTGATTGGCAATGCTTCGATCTTACCGGACGCAAGGACTCTTGGCAGATCAGCAGGTTCGATCAACTCCTCACACTTGCTATCAAGAACATGTCGCCAGATTTCCATCTTCTCCTCCAGAGAGCCTTTAAGAAAACCCAACCCCTTTTGTGCGCTTTCCACGACAGTTCGCATGTAAAGCATCTTCCTGACACTATTTTCTTTAAGCATAGTGAGTCCACAATATACAGACACTAACGATTTAGATGTTCCAGCAACTCCATCAATCATTACGATTTTAACAGATGGATCTAAAATTTGATCTATTAGCTGCTTCTGTTTAGGAGTAAATTTATAGTCCCGTTTTCTAAACCTGAAATCAAATTTATTGTAATTATCAGCCATAGCCGATTCAATATCATTGATCTCCCGCTTCCCATGTCTTGCGACTTTTTTAGTGGCCATCTTCTAGTATTTAGAAGATTTGTGTAAGTTTCGGAGAAAATTCAAATTCAATTTCGGGATAAAAATTCGGCATCTGTGTCAAATACCCATTCACAATTTTAATATTAGTAATCATATTTTAAAATCCGTCAAATTCCCTCAGATCCTCATAGTCATCCAATGTCATCTGAATCTTGGTGATGCGATATGAATCATCAACATCCATATCAATCAGAATATCCACAATCGCCTCTGGATCTTTCTCCAGATAGGATGTTCCGTCAAATTCAATACGGTAATATGTGTTCATTTCGTTCCCCATGAAGTTCCATCAAACCATCCCAACCCCTTCGGATTTTCCAAGGGTGCTGCCAGCTTTGTTTTCTGAGGTGCTTCTTGCATCTCCTCAACAGCTTTCACTGCATCTTCTTCCGTTACACCAATCGCAGATCGAACGCCATCAGATGCGATGGCAACTTCCCCCATTTGCTTGCTGTTGATCGTGAAAGTTTCGTCTTCCTCGCTTTTAATATTCCATTCCATGAGAAGAATTTAGCAAGGGAAATTAATTTGTCAAGGGGGCGTTTGAGATTGTTGTTGAACTGGAGGTGGATTCACGGGAGGTGGATTCACGGGAGGTGGATTAGGATCTCTTGCATAACGTCTTTCAGGGAGTCTTACCTTCTCAACATTATTATCCGTTGTGACCTTAATAATAGCAGTATTATTATTCTCTTTAAATTTATATCCCTGCTCTATTTCACCTTTTTGGTTATAATCAAATTCCTGAACTTTCACAATATACAATTGAGATCCGTCTTTCGTTTTTTGACCAGTCCTGACCTTTTCACCCGGAAGCGGCATCATTCCAAGTTCAAATAAATAATCTAAAACTTCTTGCTGTGGGTTTGCAGCAGCTTTAATTCTATGTGTAGCTCCTTTTTTCCAATCTTTTAACTTTTTAAAAGGCTCTGTAATTTCAGGGGCGACAACATTTGCAACTTCCTTAGCAGCTTGCATTGCTCCCTTAGCACCACCAATAGCGGCAGATTTAAAAGAATCCCAAAATCCCTCGCTCAAAAGCTCGCGTTGTGTGAATTTACGCATATTCAGTTGTCAGTTGTCAGTTGTTTGTCAGCAACATTTGTCACGGAAACATCTACAAGAGCATCAAGCTGATCTTGGATAAATAACTTACCGATCAAAACCTTATGATTATTATCGGAACGATTACCAACACTAAATGGGATATTTGGGAAAGATCTACCGCCGATTTTACAATCAAACAAGCAGACTGGTCGTTCTTCCTTGTTACCAGCCCCCACATTGATGGTTACGGTTGTTTTCACGGGTTTCTCAATTCTATATCCATTCATAGTAGTAAATCTTACAATTTGTCCATCGGTTTCAATATCTTCTCCGTGTAGCACATTGTATGCGCCATTACCCGTATCAAGTTTGGCCTTTATCAGACCAATCCCGTCCAGATAGATATTCTCTTCTAATCCGAGAATATTCTTTTCCACGAAAAATTGTTTGAAACTTATCATTCATTTTAAAAATTAAGGTCTTGTTCAGGGGATGCTTGTTCAAATCCACTATTGGCGAAATCAGCACCAGCATCAAGCCTATGCCACACATCCTCAACATAGTCAGAAGCCTTGACAACCTTGGCAACCATCCACGCATCAAATTCAACCTTTCCACAAAGATCTTCCAATCTCTTACCGTATTCAGCCAGTTTCTTGAGTTCGGAATTGAGAATCTCGTTCATCTCTTCATCCCCAATTGATTTGACGGGAGCAACTGGTTCGATTTCCATAACCATCTCATCCCCCATGTCATCATCAAATTCGTCACCGAAATCATCATCCCCCATTTCATCGTCCCCCATTTCATCATCCATGGAAAAGTCCATATCATCGTCATCCTCCATAGGACTCGTAAAGGCTTCCCACATCAATCGGCTTTCTTCAAATTTTGATTTCATACTGTTATACGTTATTTAGCTGTGAACGAATATCATTCTCTTCTGTGGATGGGCGAATGATACTCAAAACCATTGGAAGGATCTCTTCCCTTGCATTTTTATAGCGTTTCATCTTCATGACGCTTTGCAAATTCTGTAATGTTCTGGCATCTTCCGAAGCTGGTTCAAAAAGAGCAGCATCAATCATGTCGGCGATGTAACGATCCTCCCCTTCGGAGGTGAGAGGCATTGTCTCATCTTCGACGGGTTCGGGACTGTCAAGAACATCTTCTCCTCCCGCAGCCGGATCTTGACCACCAGAAGTGTCAAATTGTGGGTCTTGTCCTTCGGGATTCATTTCCTCTTCCGCTTGTTCCTTTAGAACCCTGCGATAATGATTGATCAATTTAAGTGTTTTTTTCATATTAATATGTTACATTTTGCGCTCCGCTTCTCACATTACGCAAGCCTTGTTCAATACTCTTCGTTCCTTTTTCATAGGCATCGACAGCTTGTTTAGCCACATTCTGCCTTTTCTTGACAGCGGATTTAGCTTTTTGAGCAGATGTTCCAAACAATTTAGCGGCTTGTCCTTTTAATCCACTGGAGGCATTGCCAGCAAGCTTTTCAACTTCCCCGTCAATTTTAAAGGTTCCGGTAGATGCGTCAATTCCTTCGGCATCTTCTTCTGGTATTTCCTCTCTTTTTTCAAACCCCGTGACTTGCAATACAACATCCCCAACTTCCAGATGGAGTCTGATTTCCTGTCCATTGGATGAGAACGGAACATTCAAATCATTTAGAAAATTTTTGGCTTCCCATGCCGCATTGATATTGTCAGCGTTTTGGGGATCATATGCTTCACAAAGTTGCAAGAAACGATTCATAGCATTATTTAGCTATGTGCATTTTATTTGAAAGATTTTGGAAATAAACATCATGTAAATACGTCAATCCTTCCTTGTCAAGATTCCTCTTAATTTTGCGGAAATTTACCACATGGGGAGTATTGAGAAAGATTTCCATCCCCGAAAAAACAATACAATCCCTTTTTTGAAGCCTGTGAGCCAATTCTGAGAGGCTTTGGCAATCTTCCCACACCAATACCCCAAAAATCCTTTTAAGCTTGCGGATGAGGGTATTTCGGAAAGCATCCTTTGTAAGCGTGTTAGAAAAGAAATACAATGTGGTGTTTTTCTCCTTCAAAAATTCCACGAAGGTTTTGATGAACTCATGGGTGTAAAGTTTCTTGTTGTTTCTCTTGGTGAAATCAAATGAAAGGATCAGCCCCATGCTTTCCAAAAGCCTTGGAAATGATTCATTTGTTTTTCGGAAGATTGTGTCAATGTCCACCAATTCCTTTTGAATGTCTGGAAATTTGATGGATGAAATGATTTCCTCTCCTATGATCTCAATGTTCACAGATTCAGTGTATCAGGATCTCTCTCAATGTCAATAAACCCTTTTGGAACCACACCAATACGACAATTTAAGATCCCATTGTAGAACCTCTCATCCAACAAAGCATTACATTTGATTTGCCACAACAATTCCGAATATGTCATATGGAATTTGGAATGGCATAGCTCAATCACTTCACGGGTGAAATGCTCAATACCGAATTTCTCAATATCATTTAAAAGCTCCTTAGATGATCCCCAATACTTTTCAACATCATTGTCCTTGAATGTGATACGATTCCTCGTTTTCCCTTTCAATGGCTTACGTTTCACTCTCTTCAGCAATTGCTTTTTACCGATGTAATACCTTTTGACAGCTTCGGGATGATTGTTGCGAATCAAATACACAAATCCGATGTAATTGCTCGTATCCTCCGGTAGATTTTTCCAACTCATGTCGGTATTTAGAAATTCTGTGTTTTTCTTTGGAAATCTGCGTTTTTGCCGTTTTTCACTTAGTACCAAAAAATCATTGTGACATATGATTATTATACTTGACAATTCAAATTGTTATGTTATTCTATTATTTATAATGAGTTACTAATCCTTTACTCTGTATGTAGAAAGAAGAGTTTTTTAGATTATTTGGAAATGATTTATTGTGTACATTAACTCATATTAATTATATAATTAATGGATAAATGTCAAATTATTATATATTAAAAAGAAAAATTGATTTTTTATCAGAATTGCACTTGACTTTTCAAATTTGTCCGTATAATTAAGGGAGGTGGGTGGGCATTGGTACATATATAATAATATACTCACTATAACTAACTATAATAATAATAAGTGAAAAAGTTCAGAAAAAAATGAACTCTCATTTTGCCTTCGGGCG